AGCGTCCGCTAGTGCCTGCCTGATAACCGTGTCAATTACACGCGACATACTACCAAGTTCCTATCGCAACACGTTTCCACGTGTCTGTGGCTGTGCAGACGTATATGTAATTGGCGTCCACCGCAATCTGACCCACCGTGCCTGTGTCGCTGGCGCTAGACGGTACTGCACCGTCTACCTTAATCCTGCCGTCGACCTGCAGATTGCCGCCGGTGTCCAACTCCATGCGATTGGTGGTGCCAGCAAAGAACGACATTTGATCTGTGCTGTGGTCGTACACAATGCGTCCTGCGCCTGCGTTACCGTCATCGCCAAACAGTACGCGGCCTGTAGCTGTTGCATCGGACACAAGCTGCAGCACCGCGCTGCTGTCCTCGATAATAACCTGCGCGTCTCCGGAGTAGGCTGCGCCTGTGACAGCCGCTGATTTTACGTGCAATTCAGCCTCGGGACTGTCTTCGCCCACCCCTACCCGCGCAGCGCCGGACGAGTCTTGCACAACCATTTGGATGGTGCCGCCCACGCTGAAACCAAGTGAATTATCACCTTCGCGGAACAGGCCGGTATCCGTGTCTGCAGCAAACCCCAACACAGGGGCCGCTGCGGTGCCATCTGACATAAGGCGCTGCCCCTGCGCCGGGTTGTCGATGTACTGCGTACCCGATACGTCTGAAATGCTAGGCGCATTCTTGTTAATCCATACGTTATGCATGCAGTACAGGTCAATAACGTTAACGTCCGAGTCGCCCGACACAACAATGGATTCGGCGGCCACCGGGGTGTCGCTGCTTATTAGGTTGTTCGATATTACAACGTTACTCCAAGAGCCTGTGACTTGCACATCGTCGTCAGCACAGTTGTCGATGTAGTTGCTTGTGATCCACAAAGCCTCCGAGACCTCCAGTATCTCGAACGTGGAGGTGGCGTCAGGGGTTGTGGTAAACGCTGTGTCGACTGTCAGCGTCAGCGTAGAGTAATCCCAGCCGGTAACCGTACGCACGTCGCCCGAGCTGGTGCCGCCGGTAATGGTCAACTGCATGCCCACAAAATAGCCGTCGTCCGGCGAACCGGTGCCGTTGCCGTTCTGGTTGCCCGGGTTAAAAGACGGGTCCGGTATAACCAGCGTGCTTGCCCCGCCGGAGGTGGCGGTGCCGGTGCTGCGGTAGCTGTCTGGGCGAACTTGGATTGCGCGTTGTGCCTGCCCAACCATCATGTTGTCGCTAATAAAGATCTTACCGACGGTGGGATTACCCACAAGGTCGCTTCCCACGGCGAGGCGAACGCCGTAGTTGCCCTTCTCGATGTAGTTCCCTTGGTACAGGTGGTACAGCGGGTTCTGCGACATGCGGATGCCGCCCTCGCAACTGTACAACTGGTTGTAAGCCACAATGGCAACGGGCGTTTTCATCTCAATGCCGCCCACGCAGCCCTGCAAGAAGTTAAAAGCCACAGTGATACGCTCAGCGCAGCTGAAGGCGGTTATACCGTCGCTCCATGTGCCGTAGGCCACGTTGTTCATAACAACACAGTTACGCCCGATCCCGGGCTGGCCTTCTGTAAATGCAAACAGCACACCGTGCTCACCACCCAGTAGCGTGCTGTTCATAACACGAATAGCGTCCGACCCATCGGAAACAGCAATGCCGTGCTGTGAAGCGCTTGTATTTGTTGCACCCTGCGGCGGGAATTCAACACGACATTTGTCGACGGTGCCTTGGCTGGACGTGTCTACCCAGATACCACGGTAGTCGCAGTCGCGAACAGCCACGCCACTGATGTCGAACACTGAGGCGTATTTGACTTTGATCCCAACATCGCCCCGCCATCCATCTGTGGCATGGCGACCCACACCCAATATGTTCAGGTCCTTGATCTGGAAGTTGGCGGCTAGTGTGATCTTGCGGATGTTAACAGTGGCGTCGGACGCGTTCATGTCCTGCCAGATCTCCTGCCACACTTCCACAACGGTGGTGGAGGTGACGGATTTCACTGTACACAGCTGACCCTTTTGGGCATTGCGTTCATTCAGTGTGCCACCCCACGGATATTCTGGACCGTAGTTGTAGTCTTGCCAAACCAGTATGGTGTCGCCCACCGCTAGCCCATGCGCGGCACCCGTGGTGATTGTGGTGTCGGTGGCCGCCAGCGACCCGCTAACAGCGACGTCTACGCCTTGCGAACCGGTCACAGAAATAAGCGTGTCTACGTCGGTTGCGTCGGTGTTGTTGCCAGCGCCACTCATATCAAGCGTTGCGCCTTGGCCGTCGATCACAAAGTTGCCACCGGAAATAACCAAGACAGCATCTTCTGGTTCGGTTGGTCGCGTGTCAATCTTGTACGTGGCACCCCGGCGAAGCCGCAGCCCTAGCCCGCTGTCGCCTAGTACAGCGGCTGCAGCGACAAACGCTGCTGTATCGTCCGTTACACCGTCGCCAAGCGCACCGAACTCTTCAGGTGTAACCCAGCCAGCAATGTGACTGGCGCTGAACTTTTTGGTTGCGGCTGCGCTAGTGTCGACAATGGCAAGCACGTCGGAGGCACTTATGCTATCGCCGCGTAGTGTGGCAAGGTTGCTGATTGCAGTGTCGGCCATGCGGTTACCCTAGTGCTTCAATAGCGCTGAAGGAGATGCCGTAAGACAGCACCTCGTTGATGTTGTACGTTGTTAGCGCGTCGGACTTACGAAACACGCCTACAGTGTCGGTCACAATAAGCGGCGCACTGCTGTAATCGGCGCGCAAAGAGGGCCACAGGTCAAGAGAATCGCTACCGGACGCGTCTTTCAGCACCATATGCAACCGTGCGTCGGAACCCGTGCCCAGTTGTATGTAATCGCCACGCTTAAGCGTGCCGGTCATTGTTACGCTACCCCCTAGCGCGCCTTCGTTACCAATAAACGTCGGGCTGCCCGATACGCTGCCCAGTGGCGCGGTGGCGTTAGCGTCGCCTAGCAAGAACGTACCAACGTTACCGCGCAAGCTGGCTAAAAAGCCTACCCAGTCCTGCGCTACGTCGCGCTGCATTCCCGGCGGCAACTTAACGTCTACTTCCCACGCCTGCCCCGCCTGCGCAATAACTTGTTCGTGTAGCGTAAACGGTGAACGTGAAGCAACCGTCACGTTACGCTGCCGAAAGGTTAATTGCCCTGCGTTGATTGTGCTGGGCAGCGATAGGGGGTATGCGATAGCCATTAGCCGAACACCGTTTTGAATTGCCCACCCCGGCGACGTTCGCTGAGTATGGTATTGCGCGTCATCTGGGCAATGGCAGGAGCCTCGTCCCGAATGATCTGTTTAACCGTTTCATCGCCGTTAGCGGTAAAGTTAAAATTCTGTGTTACGTGCACAGCGCCGTTGCTGCCGTTGTCGCCAGACGCTTGTACACCGAGGCGGCCCCCGGGGCCACGGGTTAGCGGCATGATTGCCTCCGGCCCAGCCTCGCCCAACATACCAACGGTGCCGCCAGACATGGGGAACGTTGTGGGCGAGTTGAACACCCCGCCGCTAGCAAACGGCACCACGCGACCACCGCTGAACGCACCACCGTCGGCAAAGCCGAACAGCTTCATGATACCGCCTACAATACCAGTACCCCCGTCAGTGGCCGACCACTGACCCACAATACGCTGCGTGACAATGATATCCCAAAGCTGGTCGATTACATCTTTTGCAAGATCACGGAAGGCTTGCTTCACCGTGGTGGTGCCTTCTACAAGGCTTTTCAAGCTGCGTCCAACACCGTCGCGCAAGGTGCCTGCCACTTTGTCGGCGTTAGTTTCAACCTGCTCCACAGCATCGCCAGCCGCTTGCATGGCCTCTTCGATCTTGCTGCCGGTCTCCAGCGACACCTCACCCAGCTCAACCTCTTCTTCTGCCGCGTCTCTAAGCAGTTTACGCAAGCGCTCTAACGACTCGAGGGGTCGCCCCAGCTTCTTGTAGCGGTCTTCATTGATTGCGATGCTGCTGCGCATACGCGATTGAATGTCTTTGTGGGCTGCGCCCATGGCCGCAGAGCCAAGGTCAACGCCGTCAATCGGCTGCGGACGTATAACGTCTAGATTGATGCCAAAGCCGCTGCTGTCGATACGCCCCTCTGCCTGTGCTTGCTGGCGCGCTGCCTTGGCTTCTGCCAACTCGCGCTGCAGCCGTGCGCGCACCTGTGGGCGTCGGCCTTCTTTGCTGGCAAGGTTGGCTTCTAACGCCTGTATTTTGGCGGTGAGCTGGTTGACGTTCATCTCGTTAATGCGGCCAAACAACCGGTTAAAGTTGTCGGCGATACCGCTGAACAGCTTTGCAAAGAAGTCGGCGACAGGCTGCATCTTATCGATAAACCCGTTAGCCAGCGTACGTGAACCGTTTATCATGTCGGTGACAAACGTTTCTGCCCGCTCAAGCACACGCGACATAAAGCGATAAAAGCCCACTTGCATCTGCTGGGCAGCAGTGTACCCAGCTCCTGCCAAATACCGTAACGCCTCGGTAACACGCAAGCCAAACTCAACCGCAATCTCGCGTATGGTGTTAAACGTTTCGCCCCAGCTACCCAACGCCTGCTTGACTTTGACAATCTGCACGCCGAGGTATAGCAGCGCCGTTATGATAGCCGTGGGCGCAAAGCTCAGCATCGCCAGCTTTGCTACGCGAACCCCTTTTGTAAGCAACCCGGTGGCCGCTGTGAGCAGGTTAGTGCTTGTGATGGTAGCGACCAGCGCGGGGCCGTAGCGGGTCACCAGCGCTGCCGTCATGCGCACGCCCACTGCTGCGACAAAGGCACCCGCCACCTCAACCACAACCGGCCCTATTGTCGCTAGGCGATCAATGAGCTGCTGCAGGCTGATGAGCAAACGTGCAACGGTTGGCAATACGACGTCGTTGAACATGGGCATAAGCAGCCCGCCAAACGCAAACGTCACACCGCGCGCAGCCATGCTTACGTCTAGCATGCGATCTTGAAACACCTCGGCTTGCCGTGCGGTGCTGTCTGACATAATTGCGCCGGTTGCAATGGCCTCCTGCCGCAGCTCCTGCAGCCCTTGGCTACCGCCGCGCAGCATGTTGACCATGCTAGCCCCCTGCGCGTCAAACAGCTTGAAGGCTAGGCGAACCCTGTCCGAGCTGTTGGTAACGCCTTGCATAGCGTCTGCGACCTGCGCCAGCATCTTATCGGGCGTCAGCGTGCTAAGCTGTTTCGCGCTAAGACCCAGCTCTTCCAACGCCGACTTGGCTTCGCCGCTGCCTTGGGCAGCTTCAGCGACGCGCCGCGCCATGCGTTGCATGGCCATGTCAAAAACCCGGGTTTGCACGCCAGCGCGTTCGGCGGCGTATCGTGTTTCCTGCAGCGCCTCAACGGTCAGCCCCAGTTTGTCGGCAGTTTTAGCAATGTTGTCTCCTGCTTTTGCAGTCTTGCTTGCGAACGCAAACATAGCACCCGCACCGGCAGTTAGCGCAGCGCTGGTCGCTAGCATAGCTTTGCGCAAGCTGAGGGCCGTCTTTGTAACGGCCCCCGTGGTGCGCTTTAGCTTGTCGAAGTTACGTTCCGCGGTAAGGACATCGCTGCTGTCCATTTTAACCTTGGTATCAGCAATGTCGTCAGCCACGTTGGGCCTCCTTGGCTAGTTGCCTGCAGTATATGGTGTCCATACGCAACAGGCAATTTACTTCATGCGTGCTAAGGGTGACGCCGCGCACTTTTGCAAACGCGTGCAGGTCGGGCCAGCCGATGGCGCGCATACCTTCGTACAGCCAGCACGCTTGCCGTAGCTGCTGGAAGTAGAGGATAAGGTATGCGCTGTCTTCTGAAACGTCAGGCGGGTCTAAGCCTTCCGGAATTGTGCCTGTACGGTCTGCGACCATCTGCAGGTTAGACCGGACGGTAGAGCCGCCCACCTTGGCGGCACTGCGCGCCATCCAAAGCACATACGCTTCTAGTTCTTCGGCTAGCCCTTCAAAAAATTTGACCGGTCGTTGATAAACTGGTCAATCTGTTCGCGCAGCCACGGGTACTCTGTAAGCACGGTCAGCACCGTCTCCGCCGTACAGGGCAGCAGCTCGCCGTTCAATACAATGTGCCAGTCGCGGATACAGGCGCGCATGACTTTCAGCGACTGCGCCTCCACAACGTCCATGTCAACAGGCTTACCGCGTTGGTTCTGCTTCAACGCTAATGAAGCTACTTTCTTTTCGGCGGTGCGATAGTTGTCGCTGTCAGCACCCCAGCAGGTCACCGTGAACGGGGTGCCGTTGCTGTCGTGCATGGGTTCACCGGTGGTTGGGTGTAGCAACTGAAGCACCGCGTCCTGCTTGGTGTCCAGATTGCTTAGGTCAAAACCTTGGGTCATTTTAGGTCCTTTGTTTAGGGTCTTTTAGGTACTACTGGGCCGAGGCGAAAAGACCCACAAAACGCCCCGGCCCAGTGCATCACGATATGACCAACTTAAGGTTGGTCTCTTCCGTGTCGTCGTACAACGCCACAAAAGGCACCGTGATCAAACGCGACTGCGGGTCTGACAGCGGCACGGCTGCGCCGTTGGCTTTGCAGCGCGGGAAAGTGAATGTGTACGTGTTGGTGCCGTCCGACACAGCGCTGACGATGGCAAACTCTGTTTCGTCATAAAACAGGTCCAGCACCGAGTCGTCCTCGTAGTAGACAACAACCTCGCCTTCGACGACTGCCTTGCCGTACTGCAACTGACTGGTGTCCTGCGAACCGATAGAGAACGCAGGGCTGAGGTCGTTGGTAAGCGTCCAACCAAACGACGTCGACTGCACTGCCGCACCGTTGACCGTGAGCACCGTGTTGGCCTCGTAGCTGTCAACTGGGTCATTGCCACTGGGCGCTGTGGGCGAGGCGTTCAGCGTGGTGGCAGTGGGTGCCGCCATGGTTTTGCCCACCATACCAAAAGTCATCTGCACCATGTTGTCTGGTGTGATGGACATTTGCAACGAGTTCACAGCCATGCCCTTGAACTGCCGGTACATACCAATGTCAAGCGCACCGTCTTCAATGCTCATAAACTGCGGAACGGTGCCGCACTTAAGCACGCCAGAGCTGACTGTGTCGAAGAACGCCGACTCAATAAAGTCGTCGTAGTCGGCTGCTCGGAAGTCAACCACGATGTCGCCAGTCACGGTGTTTTGCCCGTGGCGGTCGTAGCGCGGGATGCGATCAGAACGGATCTCGTTCCCTTGCACACGGGTCCGCGTCAAGTCGAGCGAATGCGTGTTGATTGGGATTTCGATCATGGTCGGCGTGCCGGGCGTGGTGCCGAACGTGCTTTCCACAACGTAGGTCAGGCGTGTGCGGCTGCCCTGTGAGAATGCCATGTGTGGTCTCCTTTAAGATAGATAGCAGTACCAAGTGACTGTGCACGGCACCATGTAGAAGTCTGTTTCGTGGCTCTGCGCTAAAGCGCGGCGGGACGATCGTATGCGCACGGTTGCGGCCCCCGAGGTGTGAACGCTGGTTTCGGTAAACGTGTCGACCACTAGGTCGGCCATGGCGTCCGCCGCGCTTGGGCCGTTACCGCGCGGGTTGAACACGTCCACCAGCATAAGTCCCTCGTACAGCCGTTTGGCGTTGGGTCCGACGGCAGCCTTACCGGTGTCGGTTATCTGCAGTGCGACGCGTGCCCACGAAGTGCCCTTGCTGGGGCGGAAGTTTATGTTTTCGAACGCTATTTGGTCCGTTGCGGGAAACCCGACAATAGCGTCAAGCGCCTGCTCCAGTGCGGCGCGAATGTCGTTTGTATTGCTCACCGCTTGCGTATCCTTGTGGCTGTTGCTTTGGCAATGCGCCGGGCACGGCCCAGCACGCCGCGCACGTACGACCGGGGTGCCATAAGCTCTGTACCATATTCGACGTGTGCGGCGTATGCCGCGCCGTTGACAAACCAAATATCGTCACCCGGCTTGTATGGCGCGATACCAATATTCATGTCGGCCACCACCTGCATCTTACTACGAGCGACGTCGGTGGTAGCTACCAAAGAACCGTTCTGCGGGCTGTTAAGTGCGGTGTACCAGTGGTTGCGCAGGTTACCTGTCAAGACTGGCGTCGCCTCTACAAACGCCTCGCCAAGGTCTTGCGCAAACTCAAAGATAAACGTCTCTGGCTTACGCCGCGTCTTGTCGATCAGGTCTTGTAGCTGTCTGAGGTTAATAAACTCGACGTCGGGCATCTACCGCACCTGCGCCACAAAGCCCACAACGTCGCCGCCCGGGGCCACACGGCGCAGCGCAATAATCTGCACCGCGTCGCCTACCCCTGCAATGGTGTCGCCAATTTCGGGGGCCGCCGATATACCTGTGCCGGGGCGGAAGTAGAGTTTACGGTCCTGCACTTGAATATGTTCTTGCGTAAGTTCCCGCTCGTTGTAGCTTTGAAACGCGCCGGTAATGGTGTCAGGTCC